CAGTTCACGCTTGATAACAAGGCATTCCCGGTGATGAAAATTGCCGCTATCCTGAAGATCAGTGAGGAAATGTTGGATGATATTCCAGGCCTTGTAACCTACATCGTAAACCGTTGGGGATCGAAACTGAAGGTAAAAGAGGACTATACCCTGCTTTATTCAGTTGCCAGTTCAACAGCATTTGACGGTCTGACCGTTGCTGCACAGGCTTACGTTGATGCGCTTGGTGATTCAGCAGTGTCGAAATGGGATGTCCTGATGAACGCCATCACACAGATCCGTGTTGACGAATACAGAGCCACGGCAATTATGATGCACCCGACCGATGTACTGACACTGAAAACTAAAAAGGGTTCAGATGGTCATTACTTAGGCCGAGCTCCGTGGGATCGTCTGCCGTTGTTTGTTGAAGGTGTGCCGATTATCGAAACAACCGCAATCGGTGTAGGTACGTTCCTTGTTGGTGACTTTGCCCGTGGCGCTCAGATATTCGACCGCAAAACAGCCAGTATAAATTTCTACGATCAGGACGAGGACAACGCACAGAAAAACCTTATCACTGTGGTGGTTGAGGAACGTCTGGCCCTTGCTGTTTACCGCCCGAACGCTTTTGTTTACGGTGACTTTGCCGGAGCATTGGCACGTGGTAGCGCATAGTAATTAATCCCGGTGCGGGGCAGGTTGGTTGGATAATCTGCCCCGATACACCGGAATACTTAACAAATTAATGAAATGTTACATCGTTGCAACCGGAAGCAGTTTACAAGGGTTCGATTTTACCGGACTACAAAAGTACGATTGTATCGCAGTAAATGCAGGATTCCGGCTGGTACCCTGGTTCAAACATTTGGTTGCTATTGATCAGGAATTTTACCTGATGTATTTAAGTTCTTTGAAACGTCATGTAGGTAAGTTGCACGCTGTTAAACTGTACAGCTATCACCCTGTAATGGATCGGTTAAAAGTCCGGTTATGGGACAGTGTAAAGGTTAACGGGGTAGATCAGCCACCGTATGTATGTCACGGATATAACAGCACCTACACAGCCATAGGCATAGCAATGAATTTAGGCTACACTGACATAAGGCTGTTGGGATTCGATGCCGGAAGTACATACGTTGATGGGTTGCCGGTAGAGTGGCCATACTTCGATCACCTGATTAACAAGTGCAAAATATTGAAAAAGGAATTACCTGCAAACATTAAGATTACCAATTATTCGCCTGACAGCTTGATCCAGGCATTCACCAAGAAACCGCTAAAAGATTGGGAATTATGAAATATTGCAAACGATGCGTAATGCCGGACACAAGACCGGGGATAACCTTTAATTCAGAGGGCGTTTGTTCCGCTTGTCAGGCGTATGACAACCGCAAGAATGTTGATTATTCAGCCCGCTTTAAAGAATTGAAAACCCTTTGCGATAAGCACAGGAGAACCGGAAACGAATACGATTGTATCATAGCCGTATCAGGTGGTAAAGATTCGCATTTTCAAACCAACCTGATTAAGAATGTATTAGGAATGAACCCGCTATTGGTAACAGTAGAGGATAATTTCCCGTTAACCAATGCAGGTGCGCATAACCTGAAAAACATATCTGAGCAGTTCGGGTGTGACCTGATCAGTATGAAACCGAATATCCGGGCGCAGAAGTCAATAATGCGCTATACCTTTGAGCAATACGCCAAGCCTACATACTTCATTGATCGGTACATCTATACCTACCCCATCCACATGGCTGTGAAGTTTGGCATTCCTTTGATTTTCTACGGTGAGAATGTAAGCTATGAGTACGGTGGTGTCGATGCAACCGAAACCCCGTCAGCCATGTTACAACTGCTTAACGGTGTTGCTTCAGGTATTGATAAACAGGAGTTGATCGACTGTTGTGGTGTTGTAGGTGAAGAATTGAATTTCTTTGACGCTCCAACACCAAAAGAAATAGCCGGAATTGAATCTGTTTATATCAGCTACTTTGTAGAATGGAATAGCTTTGAAAATTACCGGATTGCAAAGTTATTGGGATTTCATGACCTTACGCACGAATGGACACGCACACACCATGTCGAACAGTTCGATCAGGTAGATTCACGGGCCTACCTGGTTCATTCATGGCTAAAATATCCAAAGTTCGGACACGCTTCAGCAACAGACTACGCCAGCCGTATGATCAGGTACGGTAAAATTACAAGGGAACAGGCTGTTGAATTGGTAAAGAAACATGATCATGACCTTGACCCGTTATGCGTTCGGGATTTCTGCCAGTTCTTAGGCTACTCAGAATCGACATTTTGGGATATTGTAGAATCGTTCTATAATCCTGAATTGTTTGATGATAACAACAAACTGAAAGCCGGGTTATGAAAATTCTATTCTACATACACGGGTACCCACCTACGCATAATGCCGGGGCTGAATGGATGGCGTTCGACTTTGCCGAATACCTGAAGCAACGGCACGAAGTAAAGGTATTGACGAATAACCCTGTTGCAAATTATCAGGCCGGAGTAGAGATAGCACAGCACAACCCAGCGACATTGAAACGTGAATTTCTGGATGCTGATGTCATAATCACCCATCTGGATTTCACTGCAAAGGCTCATAATATCTGCCGTGTTTTGGGTATGCATAACCTTTATGCAATCGTTCATAATACATGGGTTAATAACCTTCAGGCAAACAGACCGGGACAATTTAACCTGATATACAACAGCGAATACACGGCAGCGTTACAATTACCGCAGCGGTCAATGATCTGCCGGCCTCCGTTAGTACCGGAACGATACCAACGTAAAAAGACAGGCGAAAACGCTATTACATTGGTTAACTGCTGGCCTGACAAAGGCGGGCAAGTGCTGATCGAATTGGCCCGGATTATGCCGGATCGAAAGTTTATCGGTGTATTGGGTTCATACGGTGAACAGGTGCGGGCAAACCTACCAAACTTGGAATACGTTACCAACAGTCCGAACATTTCGGACGTTTACGCACGTACAGGAATATTAATCCAGCCGTCAAAGTATGAAAGCTACGGCAAGGCTGCATGTGAGGCAATAGCCTGTGACATTCCGGTGGTTTGTACCGATACGCCCGGACTAAGAGAATCATTGTCCTATGCCAGGATATTTGTTGAACGAAACGCACAGGCATACAAGGAAGCTATTGAAAGTATTGATTTAAAAGAACATAAAAAGCTACTGAAACAGCGCACAGCAGAATTGGTGGCACAAACCGAAACCGATTTATCCAACTTAGAACAGTTTTTATGCAAGACCTAAAAGCAACCAGACCGTTTTTATACAACGGGAAAACCTACACGGCAAATCAATTGTTTCAGGCTGATGACAGGTCAGCCGAATACCTTGTAAGCCGTAAGTTGGCAATCTATGTCAGCATCGCACCGGGAACACCTGTAACAACTCCGATTCAGGCCCCGGTTATTGAGGGTGAAAACAAAATGGTTAAACGCAGAACAGTCACAAAAGGAAAGGGCAAACGCTGATGTTATCCGTAACCGTTACCGATAGACCCGGAGCATGTGTAACAACGGCAGAGGTCAAAAGCTGGTTAAGAATCGATCATACGGCAGATGATGCGCTGTTATCCGATATGATTATCCCGGCAGCGCAGGACTTGATAGAACAGGCGACAGGCTTGGCTCTGACAGGTGACACAATTGTGACGGCTCAATGGGATGCTGACAGTAATCTGAACGGGCATTTGGAGTTGCCGATTGCACCGTATGACAGCATGATCGAATTGACAGTAAATACAGTTGTAACCGAAGATGGCGACTATACGATAAACGGGCATGACCTATATCCTGTATTAGAAGTTCAATCCGGTGTAGCTGTTAAGGCTGAATACCTTTGCGGGTTCGCATCGGATAACGGTTATGATACAGGGAAACTACCACCTATATTAAAAATGCATGTATTGAATCAATGCGCATGGATGTATGAGCATCGGGGTGATGGTTCGATCAGTCCTGAAGTTTTGAAAGGAATTTTGTTATACACCCGTAACCTACCAGTATAATGGAAAGCGGACGTTTGCGGCACCGGGTAGAATTGTACACCGTTTCCACTGTTTCAGACGGGCAGGGTGGCACAACGGCTGTTTATACGCTTGAATCTACACGGTTTGCAGAGGTTAAGCAGTTGTCCATGTCAGAATCTATGCGGTCAGGATTGGTTGCCGGTGAAGTAAATTACCGGATAACATTACGCAGACCGACAGGGGTAGAGTTCAGCAGGTCGATAACTCAGATTCGATGGAACGGCAAACGGTTATCGACAACCAGCATAATTACTGATGAGTTTCAATACACAATAAACGCAGTAGAAAGGACATGAGCACGGTTAACGGTATCGGGTTTAGTGATCAGCAGCTTGCAAAGTTCAAAGGTGATTTTAAGCGATTCAGCGAAAAGAAAACCAAGAAATTGCAGGACGCTACGATGCTCAGTGCTTATAACATTCTTAAAGGCGCAAAGGAACGGGTGCCACGCTATCAATCAAGACTGCACAATTCATTGCGGGTTATTCAGGCTCAAAACCGTTTATCAGCACGGGTATGGACTAATGTAGAGTATGCCCCGTTTGTAGAATTTGGCACAAAATCGAAAGTATCAATACCATCTGAGATCGCACAGTATGCAGCGCAGTTCATTGGTTCGGTTAAGGGTACGTTTAAAGACCTTGTAGATCAGATAAAAGTATGGTGCAGGCGTAATGGTATTCCTGATGCAGCAGCGTTCCCTATTGCCTTAGAATTGGCCTTACACGGGGTTAAAGCCCGTCCGTTCCTATACCCCGCATTCAAAGCAGAGATACCTAAATACGTTCAGGCAATCAAAACAATAATGAATCAGGAGGAAACCAGATGACAAGCCCGGACGCTGAACTGAGAACAATGCTGCAAACCTTGTCATTAGGTGCAACGGTTTATGACCGTGTTCCTGAAGGTGCTGCATGGCCTTACATTCACATTTCTGATATATCCGGTTCTGATATGTTCACGTCAGATCGTACCATTTGGGACGTAGAATTGTTATTGGACATTGTTACAGGTTATCCGACAATATCAGGCGGGCGTAAAGAAGCCGATACGATAGGTAATGCAGTATTGACCGCACTATGTGACACTCCATACCGTGATTTAGGTACTTATCAGATCGTTAAAACTACGATACTGAACAGTAACTACATCGACGAGGATAGCGATTCAGGTTATATTGTCCGCAAGTTGATGCGGTTTAGTTTGCAGATTTCAGAAACAGACCCGGCAACAGATACGGCAAACCCTATTATTGTTTCAGCAATAGTAGAAACAAGTACAAGTATTGTAATAAGATTCTCAAAAACAATGAACTCTGATGAATCACTAAGTAACTTCGCTTTGTGGATAGATGGAGATCAGCGCACTATTATAGAGCCTGAATTTGTAGATACGAACAGGTGTGCAATACTATTTGAGCCTCCTGTTATTTCGTCCGGACAGTCTATCGAAATGGCAATTACTCCGGGTTTATTAGCTTCTGACGGTACAGTGTTTCAGGGTGCTGCATTTGACGTAACAAATTTGATTTGATTATTAACCTTTAATACATAACAAAATGGCTGAAGTAGATGGAAGATTAATGGTGCTGCAATTCGACAATGTAGCGATTGTAGGCCGCACAACCGGATCAATGAACACAACCGCTGATATGCTGGATGCAACAACAGCCGACAGTCAGGGTTGGAAAGAATTTGTAGCCGGTGAAAAGAACCTTAACCTGTCAGTTGGCGGGTTGTATGATCCAGATGCTGCTGAGGGTGTTTCCGAAGCATGGGCTAACCTTACTCAGGGCAATACCTTTACATGGAAGTACGGGCAGACCGCAGCAGGGCAAACCTATTGGACTGGAACCGGCCTGATTTCAAGCGTAAACATTCAGGGTGACAAAAACACGCTGACCAGTTACTCTATCGAAATTCAGAACACAGGAACACCAACGGAAACCGTAGTTTCAGGATCGTAATTGTATGGACAAACTGAGCGGGTACATAGAATGTGAAATTGGCGGTGAAGTCCGTCCGATTAAATTCGGGATGGGTGCATGGAAAATCTTTACACAGATAACCGGCAAGTCACTTGATGAAATGGGATCGATCAACTGGATTGAGTTCAGCGGGTATATCATTTACGCAGGCCTGAAACAAGCCGCATTGGTTGAAAATAAGCCTATTGATTTCGTTCCTGAAAAAGTTTTCGACTGGCTCGATGTGATCGATGATGAAACCTATAAGTTGATCATGCGGACATTGGCTGAATCAAAGGTGTTGGGCCGGACTTTTAAAGACATGATGAAGTCACAGGCTGAACCCGAAACGGTCAAAAAAAAAGTAAGTTCGCAGACATAGAAGATTTCGCACTCGGTGAACTTGGACTACTGCCCGCTGAATTTTACGACATGACATGGTCACAATATCAGCGGGCTTGTTTAGGTTATAGGGTGCGGATCGACAGGGGATGGGATTACACCCGTAACCTGATGGCTGCACAGTTAAATACTTTTGCCGGTAAAGGATCACGTAAAATCAAGCCCAGCGACATTTACGCCTGTGTATTTGATCAGCAGATTGAACCGATGATTATCAGTAAAGAAGAATGGCAGCGAATTAAAAAAGCCTGGAATATAAAAACTAAATACGATGCCTAAAATAGCAGATTTTTTCGCTGAACTTGGACTAAAAAAGGATAAGTTTGATAAGGGGATGGACGAGGCCGGACGTGCCCCGTCTAAACTTGGTGGTGCGTTTAGTGCATTGGGCGGGACGATTGCAGCGGCATTCAGTGTAGGTGCTATTGTGGCCTTTGGTGATGCTGCATTGAAGGCGTGGGATGCACAGGAAAAGGCAAATGCAGGATTGCTTCAGGCTTTAAAAGGTCGCAAGGATTTGCAGGAAGCATTGTTGCAACAGGCGAGCGATTTACAACGCACCACGCTATTTGAGGATGATGCTATTGTTCAGGCTCAGAAGATGCTGGCTGTTATGGGATTGTCCGTGTCTCAGATTAAGGACTTAATACCATTGATTGCGGATTTCAGTACAGCTACCGGAATGGATTTGGCACAGGCTGCTAACTTGGCGGGTAAGGCAATAGGGACTGGTACTAACGCATTAGGCCGTTACGGTGTTGAACTTGACAGCACAATGTCAAAGACCGAAAAGGCTAATGAAATAATGGCTGTGTTTACAGAACGCTACGGCAATCAGGCTGAAAAAGCGGCAAAGGCCGGAGCTTCGGGATTGCAGCAGCTAAACAAAGCATGGGGTGAGATAAAGGAAACAATCGGTTCAAAGATAGGCCCGTTTATCGCTGCTATGGCTCAACTGTTGGCGGGCAAAGGATTTGAGGCAACAACAGGAACGGCGGCAACAGGAATACAAAAGACTATAAACGACTACATAAACGCTGATCAGGCCGGACGGGATAGAATACAAAAAGGCTTAGAAATGTCATTAGCCGAATACAACCGGCTATGGAAAGAAGCAAAGGACAAAGATGATGCAGTAAACCGTTCGCACTATGCAGGTCAGGCTGATATAGCACGTGAGGCATTGGAAAAGATTGCCGACATAAATAAGACTGCAACCGCTCAGAAAACAGCAGAAGAACAGGCCGCTATTGAGGAAGCTAAAAAGAAAGCAGCGGAACAGGTTGAGATCGCTAAAGATATGGCCCGTAAGTTGGAATTTATCCAACAGGACTTAATCGATGCCTCGTCAAATGTCGGTGATAACCTGTTTACGTTCGATCCTGATAAGATTGATATGTCGATGTTTGAGGACATGGACATTGAACCTATACCAATTCCGGTTGACATTGAAACCTTTAACAAGGGCATGTTAGAGGCTAAGATGAAAACAGAAGAATTTGTACGGGAAATGGGTGCAATATTCTCTGATTTTATGGCAAATTTTGTCAGCACATTCGCACAGGGTATAGGTGATTTAATTACAGGAGATCAGACACTTGAAGGATTCTTTAAATCAATTCTAAATAGTATTGGCGAATTTGTCAAACAGATGGGTGAGGCTATGATTGCTTACGGTGTCGGGGTAATCGCATTTGAACAGGCATTTTCAAACCCATACGCAGCCATCGCAGCCGGTGCCGCACTTGTTGCTATCGGGGCTGTGATTAGCAACCTTGCATCGAAGGGGCCTGACACATCAGGAATGGCCGGAAGTGGTGGCGGTGGATATAGTAATCCTGGCTATCAATCAGGGGTGATCGGAGCGAATGGACAAATGATTTTGACTACTGAGGTAAGTGGTGATAATTTACTATTGATCCTGCAACGTGCAGAAAATAACAGGTTAAGAACACGGGGATGATAACGACACACTCACGATTTCATACATCATTCAGGAATAACTTAGGCAAGTTATACAATATTTATATCTGTGACCGTGAATTTAATAATTACGAGATTCAGGATGGGTATCGTTATAATTGGTGGGCTGCATCTGATGCACGTCATATAACTCCGGCAGGATGGGAGATACCTGTATTTCAAATACTTTCCGATATTTGTTCTGCATTAACATTAGACCCGTCGATTATAAATACAAATCAGTTAGGGTACAGGTTAGATGATGGATCGTTTACAGAGTTAAATACATCCATGATATTGTGGTCTAAAACAGAACATACATCTATACCTGAGTCAGGTTATATCGGATCATTAGAATTACCGTCTGGATATGAAACAGCATACTATGATAAAAATTATGGCTTTTGTTTACGTGCCATAAAATCAAACACATCGCTTGCAGAAGGCGAAACCGGAGCAATGACCGGGAATGATGGTAAAATATATACAACAAAATGTATTGACGTTGCAGGTACTTTAATTGAAATAACAACAGAAAACCTCTGCGAAACACTATTTAGAAACGGTGAAGCAATACCCGAATTAATAACCGATGTTGCATGGTCAGGCGCAAGTAGTGCCGGTCGCTGTTCATTCGACAATGACGAAACCAACGCAATCACCATCGGTAATAACGATTCTATTGCATACGTGGCAGGTAAGGACGGGTTTGTACTTAACTATGAATCTGATGACATACTTTGCCCGTCAATAGTCAGTTCACGTTGTGAAGTTCAGATACTTTTGAACGATACAATACGTGCCGATTGGGAAACATTCATTCAGGATTTATTGCAGTCTGATAACGAAACACGATTTTTCATTTACATAACTGAAAATTCAGAACCTTATTGGGTAGGCCCTATTCAGGTAGAACGGCTAAGAGTGCCGGATGAGTTTTACACCCGTGTATCACTGACCGCTACGGATGGATTCGGTTTGCTTGGTTCAATACCTTACGATAATGCCGGAACGCTTTACACTGGATGGGACACCATTGCACAGCATGTAACCAATGTATTGACAAAGTTACACATGCACGATGAAATGCCATGGTCAATGATGGCACACGCTA